TTTAAGGCAAGACAACCAACTTGGTCTAACGATTAAAGGAGAATACATTGAAAAGAAAAACACTATACAGCCAAGACATAGCGAACATTTATGAAAGTGCTTGATCTATTTAGTGAGGTGTTTTTATGCCAACAACAATGATGGTATCAACCGAAAGGGATATACAGGATTGCATGGAATCTATACGCAAGATTGTGAAGGATAAAGGGCATTGTTCGATTGCCTTTTCTTCCGCAGGTATGAAGTGTACTGACTTCTCACTTAGGGGTTTACCTCAGAATGCCTTAATGCACACATGGCTAAGAGAAGCTGCCGAACATACATTTGGGCATAAATGCACTGATATAGAATTAGAAAGTATGAAAAGGTATACTAAGACACGCTGTTATAGTGAAACCAAACATTCTTTTTTGATTCATACTTTAATCAACCCTGAGACTAAGCAGAACAAGACAGAACTTACCTCAAGCAGTAAATGGGATAAGGGGGAAATGACCTACTTTCTGGATTGGATGCAGCAATTCTATGCAGAACAGGGTTTGATCCTAGAAGCAAAAGGCGAATACTTAGATTTAACAACGAGTCAAAACGAATGAGACTAACAGTGGAATTTAACGAAGAAGAAGCAGATGAGCTAAAGGATATGCTCAAAAAAATAGCTTCATTACAGGAGATATTAGAGGAACTAACTGACAGAGTGTTAGAGGTTTCTGACCAGCTGGATAAATCAAAAGAGGAGAACGATAGTGCATGAAAAGCCAGAGACATATAAGTTTGATGATTTGCTAAATGTTGAATCTATAATCCCAACACAACCGGAAGACTATCCAAACCCATCCGATTCCGACAAAGCAAGAATCCGAATGAGACATATACTTCCCTACGGAGTGCTTATTGAAGACGGAATTGAATCTTTGTTCAATCGGAATCACGTAAAAATACAATCAAGAAAGGCTATCTCAGAAAAATCAGGTGTATTTTTTGATGATGGCTGCTCCCCGTGGAAATATTTGGGTCAAAGCACAGACTCTCGACTACGTTGCGAGGCTGTCTTATTGGCTTGGGTTTTAGAAAAACCACTAGACCACTATCTTTATAAGGAGAACGATAGTGCATGAGTACCACTGTGTAATTACCAGAATAATTGATGGAGATACGATAGATGTGGACATTGATTTGGGTTTTGATTGTTGGCTTCATAAGCAGCGTATTCGTTTGTATGGTATTGACACTCCCGAATCTCGGACTAGAGATTTGGAAGAAAAGAAATACGGATTGGCAGCAAAGGCATTTGTCCAAAAGTTCCTTAAACAAGGTTTTGCCACCCTGAAAACTAAGGAAAAGGGTAAGTATGGTAGATACCTGGGGGACTTAAAGGTCTACGACAAGTGGCTGTGTGCGGAGTTAATCAAGCATAGACACGCTGTTCATTACTTAGGGCAAAGCAAGGCATTAATTAAACAAGCACATTTAGATAACCGTAAACTACTTAAACTGTGAGGAATATGAGGCTAAATATGCACATGCACAGAGGCATTAATCTTATTAGTAATGGAAATCATGTTAGAACTACCCTAGCTCTTGAGAAAGTTTTCTGGGAAAGCATTGATGAGATTTTTGGTAAGAATTGGAGACACTGGGTTATAGAACAACTGAATGAGAAACCTGGTGAGATCAGCAACTCTTCTTGGATTAGACAACAAGTTTTAAAGATTTATAAATCTAAAGGTCCTATGCAGATAACAATAACCCCTGATCCTTATCTAGCTAAGACCTACCCTTTCCTGACTCAAATAAAAGAAGGCAATTAAAATGGCAGAACATACGTTAAGTTTTAATCTTAGGGCTAACCCGCAAATCAAGGCAGACTTTGAAAACGCCAAGAGGTGCATTGAGATTGATTTAGGGGTGGAAATTACCAATTCGCAGACGTTAGGCATGGTATTAAATTTCTACAAACAGTCGCAGGATTGTTGGCCTCCAGAATAGACAAATCAAAGAATGAATACCTACACGATAATAGGATACAGCCTTATATTCATAGGCTTAACGATTATTATTTTAATGATTAAGAAATCAAAAGAGGACAAAATGCAAAGCAAAGTAAATATAAGCGTTCAAGGCAGAACTAAGTTAAATAATATGGAAAAAACACGTTTTTCTTTGGAAAATTTTAGGAAATCGTTTTTTGAAGACTATTCAATTACCTTAGAAGACGAGCAGATATATGAATATCTGATTAAAAATTATGATAAATACAAGGATGAGTTTGAGGCAAAGAAGCGGGAGATTGAAGAGGAAAGGATTGCGTGGATCAAGGCAGCCGAAGACAGAACAAATGCCGAATTAGGTGAGTTGCGAAGCAAGAAAGAAGAGATGCAAACAAACAACAAAGAAGCCATCAGGAAGTTGAAAGAGATAGACGGCAAGTGGCGAGAAGCTAAAGAAAAAGCAGAAAAAGCTATTGAAGAACAAAAAGAATGGGAAAAAACCATCGATAAAAAAAGGGATTACATTCAATCTATCGAACAGCAGTTGAAACAAAAAAGAGATGAATGCTCTTACTTTCGAGGAATGTACGAAAGCCTAAAAGAAAACCAGAAACCAAAGACTAAAAAATCTGCTGAGAAACCCTCAGAGAATCCATTGCTTCAGCGACCAGTTGGTGACCTTGAGCTAACAATGAGGCCACAAAACCTTCTGAGAGCAGATGGCATAGAAACAATCGGTGATTTAATAAAACTATCGGAACGCCAACTGTTAAAGACCCCAAACTTAGGAAAGAAATTTTTGACAGAAATTAAAGATGTCCTAGCTTTACACAACCTAAAATTAAAAGACGGATAACACATGGCAGTTAAGATAAACCTCGCAGACAAATGGTTTTCAAAGTGCATACGAGAAGCAGCCGAGTGGAAGTGTGAGTGTTGTGGTAAGCAATACGAAGAAGGCACTTCAGGACTCCACTGTTCACATTACTTTGGTAGACGGGCCACTGCCGTTAGATACTGCCCTGATAACGCCTCAAGCCATTGTTGGGGCTGTCACCAGAGACTAGGTAGTAACCCTGATGACCATAGGGAATGGATGGTAAACAAGGTAGGGGAAGGCATGATTAATATATTACGGGATAAGCGTGAGGATATTGGGTTAGCCAAGTCTATTAAGAAGAACCTGAAAGATGTAGCCAAGCATTACAAGGCCGAATATGAACGCCTGAAAAGCCTTAGAATGGCAGGGGAGAAAGGGCCGTTAGATATTATTGAGTATTAAATATCTAAATTATAATTTCCTGCGTTGTAGGCTTCTTCTTTAATCGCTTTACGATCTTCTGAGTTTAACTCGGCAAACACTTTTGCCAATGATGATCCTATCAATTCAGGAGTTAAATCCGCAGAGTTAAATCCACGTTTTTGTAAAGCAATTAATTTATTGACAGCTTTAGGATTTCGAGAAATACGATAAAGAACTGCTGGCAGCCCTAAAATACCCGCAGCACTCGTTAAAGCTGTTGTTGCCCCAGAAACAGGGTCTTGAGATTGCAATCCAAATACTGCTCCAATGCCAAACGCAGCAGTAAGTTCTCTCCCCCTCAAAGCTAAAGACAAAAATCCACCTTTTGTCGTTTTTATTGAATCGCCCACAGCGTTTAAAACTTTTTTAAATTGCGGCCAATCTTCTTGAAAAACTACCGCCATTTGTTTTTGTAGTTTTGGTGAGTTAAATTTATTGACTGTTGATTGGTTGAATATTTTATCATCAGTCAAATCACCTAAAAGATTTCTTGCATAAGAGCTTCTTATCAATGATTTAACACTTTCTGGACTCCTTAACCCTTCTGGCAAACTGTCAATGGATTTATTAGCTTTAAGAGCTTCAAAAGATTTGTCGATACTTTTCATAAATGCGTCTATTTTTGAGATATTAGTTTGAGTCAAAAACAAATTTCCCATTGCATCAAAATCCCCTTTTTTTGCTTTTAAAAATTGACCCGCATTTAACTCTGGCAAAATTCCCTCAAGCAAATCTTTAAATGTTGAGTTTAAATTAGCATAATCCTTATAAACTCCAGGTACTTTTGCCTCTAACGTATCTTCAATTCCTTTTTTTATGAACTGCGAAAGTTCTGTTAGTTCTCTCGCAACAGTGCCATTGGCTTTAGCCCCTCCAGGCATAGCGTCATCAACGAATGAATTTAATCTTTTTTGTAAGTTTAAAAGTGTTTTAACATTAACTTTTATCGCTTTATTTTCTGGAATTATAATTTTTCTTATATCCTCAAATATTTCTTGAGTTTGTGGAGCTAGAATAGAGCCAGTGTCATCAGTGTATTTTGTTTGGAAATCTCCAATTCTAAAACCAATTTTGTTAGTCGGTATATTTGATACAGATGGTGCATTTAAAATAATTTTGTCTAACTCCTTTCCGTAGTAATCACGTGTTGCTTTGTTTCCCATATTAATAACATTATATAAAGACTCTCCTAACTCGTCTGTAACTACCCCTCCCTCAGAAAATTTTAAAATATTATTTTTTATTACATCAGAAGCCATTTTGCGATCTTTTTCATAATATCTACTAGATACCATGCCTACTTCTGCTACTTCATTTAACATTTTCGTCATAAATCCCACATCTTCTATGGCTCTAGGATTTAAACTTGCCCCACCTTCTTGTAACATTTGTTGTGTTTGAGCTAATGAGGCTTTTGTACCTTGTCCTGCCTTTGCCACATTCAACAATTTAGTATAATTATCATTTAAAGACTTACTTCCAGTTAAACGAAATACTGGTCTAACTAATTTACCAGCACCCAATGTAGCCACATCAAAACCTGCTGAAATTGCAGCTTCTTTTGTTGCATCCTTATAATTTAAATCTTTTCCTTCAAGTAAATCTTCTAATAACTCTCCACCAAAAGCTCCAGCCATTCCTCCAGCTATACCACCCACAACAGTTCCAACTGGCCCAGCCCCAAGAGTGCCAGCAGCAGCACCAGCCGCTATACCACCAGCAATTGACCCTAAAGTTTCAAGCCCTTGTATATTTCTTTGAGGATTTGTTGCCCCTATGTAATCATTGTAAAGCGAATTTATTTCATCCGAATCTAATGTAGAAAGGTCAAGGCCAATCAAATCTCTTGGTTTTGCCATTTTTAACTCCTAGCGCGTTATATTTGCCCTATTTATCGCTTCTTGGGTGTTTATAATTGAAGTAGACCGCCCTAAATTTTTACTAGCACTGTCATTTTCGTTTTTTATTTGCGCTAATTCAGCTAGTTTTCGGTCATATTCAGCCCTTTCGGTAGGACTTAAAAAATCTAATCCTGTTTTTTCTTCTATTAATTGCAAATAATCATCACTTGTTTTTTTCTTATCCCAAAACTCAGCAAAAGTTACTACCTCATCTGTTTCGGAATCAACCATAAAAGGCAACCCATTGTTCTTAGCTAAAAACTTTAATCTTTCTTTTTCTTTTTCGGCCGCAATATATGACAATTTTTGCATACCAGCTAAATAAGACGCTATCATTTCTGGGCCATAGCTATCATCTGGAAAACCTTTTCTAGCAAGCTCAATATCTATATCTGAAGCAGTACCAGGGGGTAATCCATCCATTACCGCAGCATTTATAATTTTATTAAATCGTGTTCTTAAAATACTTATTTCATTTTGTGTCCCTGTTATACTTTTCCATTTTTCATTAACATTTCCAGCCATTCCTGCCTCATAATTAGCTACATTAAATTGTTTAGCTAATTCTTGAATTTCTGCTGCCTCACTAAATAATTCACCTGCTTTTTCATCTATTTCTCTCATTTCTTTCATAGTTGCAACGTCTAATTCTCGTCTTTGCATTTCTCTGAATAAAGCTGTGGCTTGCATTTTATCTTTTTCCAAAGCACGATCTTTATCAGCCTCACTTACTTGCGTATTTCGCCAATCCCTCAAATCTTGTTGCACTGTTTCATTAAAGGTTTGTGTTATTCTGTCAAGAGCAAGTTGCTCTTGCGCTGTTTCTGCTCTTGTCTTCGCTGTTTCTGCTTCACTTTCCATTATTGATAATTGTCGATCTCTTTGTTCTTTAGCTGCAAGACGTTCTTCATCTGCGATTTCTTGCTCTGTAGCCGCTTGCAACAACCCTAACGACTGTGCAGGAAATATATTCTGTAGTTGTTTTGATAAATCCCTTAGACCTTCTGGAGTGTTAGGATCACCAGCCATTAAAGCATCTGATAACTTTTGAGAGGAATCACGCATATCAAGACCTAGCATACCGCCTAAGTTTTCTTTAACCCGATCTTGAGACTCAGCAATATTCATAAAGGTTGCGCCAGCCAAAGGGTTAGCTAACGCTGCCACGCTACCTCTAGGAGCCATAAAGCTCTGCGCTTGGCCTAATCTTTCAAGCATTTGTCTTTGTTGTCTTTGTTCAGGAGTTTCAATAACATCTCTAAACAATGAAGGTATATTTATAGGCATTATTGTCTCCTATGGATAAAAATTTGGCGCACCGCCACCATACCAAGTGCTAGGGTCTTTTGGATCAAAATCTTTATTGCCAATAACAGGCAAATCCCCGAAAACATTTTCAAAGAAATTTCCACCACCACTTGAAGTCGTAGTAGTTGTACCACCACCCTGACCTGCCCTTTCAGCAGCCAACAAATCAAACAAGCCTTTGTACTGTTGCTGTCTTAACGCATTTTCCAATGCCCTAATGCCTAAATCAGCTTCTAAGCCTGATTCTGCTAGGCCGCCAAACAGTTCACCCCTACCTAGATCAAGGGCTACCTGATTTCTATTCAGTTGCAGCATAGGATTCAAGGCCGATAGCAGTCCTGCTTGTGGTGTATAAGCAGTAGGTATAGCTTGTAGTCCTAATCTACCTGCTAATTCAGACCGATTTCTCATCTCCTGCAAGCCCTGTAGGGTTTGTTGAGAACTTAATGCCTGTTCTGCCCTAGCTTGATCCATAGCACCCAAGACGTTTCGGCTTCTTTGTTCTTCAACAGCTTTAGCTAGTGCCAGTTCTTCAGGTGTACCGCCAAACATAGCCGATCTAACACCGCTACGGCCCTGATTAACTAACCTTTGCTCTAAATTTAACCTAGCCCTTTCACGTTCAGGAGCTTGTATTGCTTCTAACCTGTCAAATAACTGTTGTTCCCTAGTAGCCCTAGCTTCAGGGGTTTGGGTTAGCATATTAATTAGGTTTGTTTGTTCTTGTTCACGCTGTTCAGGGCTTCCAAGAAAATCAAATGCTTGCTGACCAAAGCCTAATAAAGAACTTTGAAGGTTTTGTTCAGGCTGAGTAAGCTGTAAATCAAGACTTGTAGGGGTAACGCCAGCCCTTTGTCCTGTACCTGTAGTAACAGTAAAAGGCTTAAATTGTGTTTGCCTTCCAAGCTCCCCAAGGATACCGCCTTCCATTTCACTAAAAGGCATATCGCCCCGTAGTTGTGTTTGGTAGTCTCGCCTAGCTTCTGCTAAATCCTTTATACCTTCTTGACCCAATGCAGCCTGACCAATAGCCCCTAAAAGACCTGATGTAGGAGTACCTAAAAAATTGCCCAAAGCATCTGATATACCGTCATAAAATGCCATTAGTAAGTCCCTCCATCTAGTGTCCCGGTGAACGTACCTGACACCGTGAGGGCCGCAGCCGTTGTAGTCCCAGTGAATGTTGGCCCAGCCGTGTCTGCTTTCGTTGAAACTGCTGTGGCGATATTGTCAAATTCTGTATTGACTTCTGTACCTTTGACCAACTTGGCAGCATTACCTGATACCAAAGAATCTTTAACAGCAAAGTTTGTGGTTTTTGTATAGTTGGACATTAGACTACCCTTCCTAACAAAGCGTGTACGTTGAGTTGTTGTATCGCTATTGACTTACCATTAACTGTAGACTCTACACCGATAGATACTACAGAACCAGAACCAGAAGCATTAACCTTCTGTCGATTAACCAGACTTAATGAAGACGCATATTCAGCAGTCGTATTGTATTCACTAATATTATACTGACCCGCATTGTTAGCAGGTAGTGTATATGCCTGTTTTTTATAGGCATTTGTATAATCATACGCCCAGTTTAATACGACAGTAGATTCTGCCCCATCAAATGTAGTCAGATTAACCTTCTTTAAAAACTTTAAAACACTACTGTCACCAAAGGCTAACGGGTGACTGAAGTAACTTATCTGATACGCCCCATCATTATCATCATACCCTGCATATTGAGCAATTCCTGTTGCAACACCGATATATAAGGTTTCATCAGCTAGATTGGTAAAACATAACGGAGACAAGTTAGTCCATGTGGTTGCCCGATACGAACCATCCTGAAGAGGAAAACGAGTATCAAACACATATACCTGCTGTAATGCAGGGAAGTTCACCAAAACAAAGGATTCATCTGGTGAATAATGCATCTTGATATTGCCAGTTTCACTAGCAATTAGATTCTTAACATCATTGTTGACGTTCTTGGATATATCCCCAATAGGTGAGGACTTTTCCTGTATTGTCCTAGCCAGACTTCTAACACCAGATCGGTCTAGGAATATTAAATCTTTACCTGTAGAAACTACGCAATCTCTAGAGACACAACCTATATTTGAGATTGTATCTTCCAAAGTCATAGAAGCAGGTGCGCTTGCCCCTGAGTAAATAACAATCGAGTCTTTACCAAATATGATTAGGAAGCCGTTGTGAGCCGCTAGAGCAACGATTTCGTCATAGCCTGTAGGCCATACATTTGTAATATCTATTGAACCTGTGGCTCCTCCTGTCCATGTAGTGCCATCTAAAGTATCAGACCAGTAAATAGTAGACTTATCGGCTGCAAAGTCAGCAACAAACAGCTTACCAAACGCTGCCAAGACCTCATTTCCCTGTGGTGGTGTTCCTGCTGCACCTGCATGGGCTGACATCTTTTCTAAATTACCAACACTGTGAGTATAGACTAACGGCTCATGCGCCCGTTGAAAGAAGAAAGCATGGTCATTGAAGTTCACAGCCTTCCAGTTGTTAGCACTTACTGTATAAGAACCTGGAGTATTGTCAGCTAGTGTAGAACTTCCCTTAAATAACTTGTTATTACCTGCTGATATTATGGCTGTATTCCCACCGCTATCCCTGTACTGGTGTACCATTTCAATACCCGCAGAAGAACCAAGGACTGAGCTACCATTACTGCTAACCATTTCGTAGCCTTTCCTAGCAGCTACCCTGCCTTCCTTGTCAATAATGCAGTTATCTGCAATAGAAGCAAACGTAGGGTCTTGAGCTAAAGGGGCATCCTGCGTGTTAATACCCGCAAACCCTGGAGCCGTAATTGTTATGCTTTGTAGTCTCTGAGCCATTAGTTCACCATAAATGTTATCTCAGAAGGATACTTGTTAGCGTCAAAAGCTACTGCGTCAGACAAGGCAGTTGAAGCAACCGCAAACTGTTCCTGTGCGCTCTGACCACCAGTTTCACCCCTTTCCCTTAATGCCATAGCATAGGCTAATTGTATGACAGGGTTAGAAGGTACTGACAAAGCTGTGCTGTCAGAAGACAAATCAGCCTGTGGAACTACTACGTCAAAGCGCAAGTCATAACTATCGTTAGGCTGTGGGTATAGTTTAACCTTTAAGTCACCGCTAGTGTCTTTGCCTATAAACGTATAATAATCAGGGCTTCCAGCCACTACAGCCGTATTGTAGTAAACATTGTTGAAGTAGGACTTACTACGCAGGGACATAAACTTCTGGCCTGTCGTATTCATTACATCCTTAACTACTGCCTGATCTCCGCTACCTGTTAGTGAATATTCACTTGTTCCGCTAGTTGTTGTAAGTGTTATTGAGTCCCGCAAAGCAGTCCAATCAAATGAATTTTCTACTATTTTTTTAGCGTCATTAACTAAATCGCCTATCAAAGCAGAATAATCTGTACCATTTGCAGTATCTACAGTGTCTTCTCGCAACCTTCGCAGAACATTATTTATCAAATCTATATATGTCATACTAATGTCCTCAATAATCCGCTAGGCAAATTAAAATCTGGAATGTTATCTAACTTAGTAAATTTTGGTTCAAACAATATGTCATCAAAAACAGTCTCAACGATAGGAGCAGACTGAGATATTTGCATTATCATCCCTGCTTTCTTTTCAGGCTGCTGGGGTACAGTAGTAGGAATGTTTAATAATCCCGCAGGTTTATCGTCTACATTTACATTACCTGTACCCGTCTGATCTAAAACACTACCAGTGCTAACAGTAGGCGTACCAATAGGAGAATCAACAGCAGGAGTGTCGCTAGTAGGTGTACCACCTTGAGGTGTCCCGCCTTGAGGTGTAGGTTTACTACCTTGAGGTGTACCACCAACAGGGGTACTACCAGTATCAGCTACCTTGTCATTCCATTTTCCTAAAATAACTTGAGCATCTTTATTATCTTTATTGACAGCATAATCACTAATAATCTCAAGGAGCACGTTTACTGGAAAATTTAATCCATCTTCTTGTTTGTAATCGCCTAACATATCTGTCACAGGGTCAGCTCTATCCTTATATTTCGCTAATATTTGTTCTGCTGTTTCGCTTGATACACCTGTTTCTTTGTCATCTGCAACTGTATCGCTGTCACCACCAGCTACAAGTGTGTCTGCTCCAGCAGCAGGGTCAGTAACAAACGGCCCTGTATTAGCTGCCACAGATGCAAGTGAAGGGTCTATAGTTGATAGTAAGTCTGAAGCAGTTGTATCTTCGTTTAAATCTACAACTTCTTCTTTTATAGGATTGCCTTGTTGATCTAAACCCGCAGCCGCAAGAGCTTCTTCAAGTTCTTTAACGTATTGAGCAGGATCAATATCTATTCCTCTTGTTTGTTCTTCAAGAATACCTTGTTGTTTTAAAATTCTATCCCTTAAAGTTGCAAGAGGATCAATAGTAAAAGTACCCAATGCAGCTGAAGCCGCAGGATTTAAATCAATGCCGCCTCTAAAATCAGGGCCGCCCATATAGCCAATAAAATCAGCGAATGTAGTTTTATCTTGATCGTAATCCATTATTTCTTCCCGCTTGAGCCGCCATAGAAAAATGCCGCAGCCGTACCCAAAATCCCCGATAACTGGCCTAACACCAAGCTAATTATGGTTTCATCATTCTGGTCATGTGGCATTAATGTGACAATCATTACAAACCCGCCATACAATAAAAGGGTTAAAACTGAAAAAACCTTTGGAGTCCAATCAGTTGAAAAGTTTTCCCTAGCATCCTTTCTGTCTTCTACCTCAGTCTTAAAACTTTCTAGGTCGATCTCCATTTCTTTTATGCGATTCTTAAAATCTTCATCCGCTTGTTTTAACGCAACAGCACGTTCAGGCTGCCGTTCAATCAAATCTTCTATTTCGTTAGCTGTTGTAGTCTCAGGCAATCCCAATTTGGAAGCAGCCATCTTGACCGCCATTCCTGCCATTGGCCCACCCGCAGCACTAGCTATGGTTGGGGCTAACGATTTTAATAACCCGCCTAGTTTCATCTTGTCAGCAAATACACCTTTATCAGTGCCTCAACATTCCTAATTACTTTCCCTCAGCGTCTTCCTCCACGATTTCATCTATCGTATCGCAGACATCTGGTATCGCTACACCTGTCGTAACCTCAGTAGCTACGCGGCCTACAGCCCTAATGCCTTTGTACACGCCAGAACAATACAGTTCTTTGTTGGCTATCATTTCTTCCGAAACAGTACATCCGGTCATTAGTACACACAGCGCAGCAATTCTAAGCATTTTCTACCTCGTTAGCGATTTCATTAAGTTCGTCAATATCTTCTTTTTTAGGCTTTTGGCTTTCTAAAAACTTCTCCAATCTATCCTTATACCCTTCCATAAAATGATCCGAGATAGCGTCTGACATACGTCTATCCTCGTCCCTAGTAAGTTTGTCAGGGTTTACAAAGTCCACACCATTGTTAGCAAAGTACAACATTGTCTGTGACTTAGACGGTCCATAGCAAAACTTAGGTATTCTAGCCACCAAATCAGACCCTTGTACGCAAGATATCTGGTTATCCAGTGTAGTCATAGGCCGTTTAAACCCTTTAAAAAACGTATTTGGCTTGCCAAAAGTAATTACATTCAAATTGTTGTGTTTCTTCCATAGCTTTGCAGCAGACAATTCAGCTAATGCCCCACCTAAAGAATGACCGCAAATCAATGTACGCTTATCAAAGTCTATATATTTGAGAACCTTCTTCCATACCGACCTGTGAGCCAGTGTGAAGCCCCCATGACACATTCTTCCCGCATAGGGTACTGGTACTACCAGTGCGTCTGTAAGCCAATCTAGCTTCTGCTCAGTGCCTCTGAAGGCTATTACGTCTATAGTTTTACGCTTTGCAATGTAAACAGTAGTTGAAGTCCACTTAGACTCTATTTTTGTAGCATCTTCTACAAAATTTCTGTAAGCCTTCATGCTCCAAGAGCAAGCCATATTTAGCAATACAGGGTCTAACTTCACTATTCAGCTCCCATTCCAACAATTAAAAACGTCACGCCAGCTATTATTATTACCGTTACAACTAATCCCAAGACCATCTTTGCTAACTGTTCTATCAATATATCCTCTTCTTTCTTGGCTGCTATCCTAGCTGCTGCATTTGCTTTGCGCTTTATTTCACGTTTCTTTTCAATCTTAGCCGCTTCAGCCTTAATCTTGCCCCATCTATGGGTTTGTCCTTTTCGCATATAATGGTCACGTATTTTTTCCATCATCTTTTCAATACGTTCTTCTTGCTGGTCTATCGTTATTGCTTCTTCCAAAGCCGAACCCGCCAACAAATCATCAGTACCCGCATCCCTAGCTTTTCTAATATGTTCTTCTACTTTCTTCTTGGCTGTGAAGAATTTACCGACTTCACCTGCCATGTCTTCAACTTCTTTCTTTTTAGCAATAGCTGTTTTAACAACTACAAATGCACTGTCCAAGGCTTTTATTGCTAACATCGCTTCGCCAATCATTTATACCACCTAGACTCTTCATCTGCGTTTATATGCCTACAATACGCTTTAATTTCAGGAGCGTTAGGCTGTTGATTTATTCGTTCAGCAAAATATAAACACCGATCAATGTCCTTAAAACACAAGGCTTGCTCACATGATCGTGAAACGTCTTGTCCTCCTATACTCACTATTAATATAAATAAAACCATAACTCATGGTTTTTCAGGCCAGTCATTATCTTCCAAGCTAGGCCAGTTACTATGAGTCGGTAAGTCTCTTAATGCTTGCCGATACGTTTTCCAGTTATCAGCCATTGTTACATCTGAATTAGCCAT